GGACTGCCGCATGACTGGCAGTTGATCCTGGGGGCGCTGGCCACTATCGCTCCGCTGGTTTGGTCGTGGATTCAGAAGCGGGGCTGGCTGCGCCGGGACGCGGAGTTGAAGGCGCCTGTGGAGGAACGGACGCTTTAACGCAACGAGGGCTTCCCTCACAGCCGAGGCAGCCCTTTTCCCACAGCGCGCGGTTCTTCCTCACTGCGGAAGTGGAACAACCGAGACGCAGGGAAATGGTCTCGGTTGTTTCTCTTTGGTAGAGGGAGAAGAAGCGCCATAGGCAGCAATAGTGGAGACCCTCGGTGACGAGGTAGGATAGGGAGGTGCGGCGGAGGCTTGGCATGATGTTCCCGTGTATTCGATTATTAGAATGTACGTCTATTTCCCACAGTATCTAAACCACATAATCATCTTTCCGCTCTCGTCTGGACCGGGCTCGAGAATCACCTGCCCAGAGCGCACGGCACCGGTGGATATGCCCTCGAAATCCCGGAAGTCTGGGAAGTGCGCGTGGATCATCCCGTAGGCTTTCTCGTACTCGACCCGCTGGACCCGCTTGACGTAGGCGATGAAGCGCTCGGCTTGGAGGGATTGTTCGCTACGCCCGATACGAGAGAACACGCGGGGCATGTCTGCTTCGAGGTCGGATAGCATGGTATGGGCAAGTTCGATGATAGGGCGCGTGATTGTCATGTCATCGGCTTCGCTCACGGAGAGCATCATCGCGAGCTTGAACATATGCGTCTGCTTCCTCGCGGCGTAGCCTTCGAGCATCTGATCGTCCATCCGGGAACGAGCGGCTTCCCAGAACTCCCGATACCAAGCGCGCGTCCACTCGCGGGCAGGCTCGTCGATCTTGAACGGCCCCTTGAGGTTCACAGCGATGTGTTCGAGGTCGTGGATTAGAGCGGCTCGAAGCTTAGCGTCAGTAACTTCATCTACAACTTCGTCTGGAAGTGCAACATATTTTTCTTTTGTGTCTGCGTAGATAAAAACGCAACGGCTGCTGAGCCCGCCTCCGATGGTACTGACTGGCATGTTATCAGCAATCCAATGGGGAGTAGTACAACCAATAATATTAATCCAAGGAGCTTCAATAACGTCATTCCCAGAAGTCTTAGTAAGTTTCTCATAAGATTGCTTTCCATCCCACATTTCGATGAGCAGGTTGACCATGTCCCGGTCCTGCAGGTTGATGAGAGAGCCAAGTTCCGCGGCAGAGAACGTGAGCGGAGACATCGGCAGCCAGTCGCCCGAGCCCTCAGGGTAGTTGAAGGATTCCCCGGCCTGGGCGAACGCGCTCACAAGGGCTTGCCACGTGATTGAGTTCGGGCCGAACTTAATGCCGGGGACTTCTTTGAGCAGGGACATCGCTACGTCGGCGGTCGTGGACTTGGAGACGATGCCGGGAGGAGCGACGAATACCACATAGAAACTGGGATACCATTTAAAGCGTCGCATATCAAGCCAGACCTTTCGTCGGACCGCCCCTGCGAGTGCGCTGATCCCCGACCAGAAGTGCATCCGGCGGGGAGACTCAAGCACCGTCGCGTATTCGAGGTAGTGCTTGATCCAGTTGTCAAGTTTGCGGGGCATCAGCAACCGCCTTTGCAACAAGCGCTTTTATAATTTCATGTGCGCCTTCTATTGTTGTGTTGTGCTTACGTGCCACCGCGAGTAAAACAGGCCCTGGAATAATAACTTTAGTCGGTTTTATGTGTAAGGGCTTTTCACTGTTTCTAGTCAGTTCGTTAATAAGTTCCTCTAGACTCTGTTCTGTTAGATCGTTCACGAGCAGTCTCCCCACGATATCTCGCTGGTCTTGATTCCAGTAGGAATGATCAACGGCTCATCGTAGGGGATTGTGATCTTCGAGATTTCTTTCATTTTATTTATCACACTTTCTTTTCGATGTGTTGGGAATTGACCCGCGAGGGAATCGTGGACCTGCAACAGCACCTGCACCTCCGGCATCTCATCATAGATGCGTTTCCAGATGCGGTTGATTACCCCGCCGACGGTGGACTGGGGAACCCATGCAACGGCCTCGGGGAGGAGCTGGTCGAGCCTGTCGAAGATGTACCAGCGGTACCCGAAGCGATTCTCGACGAACCTGTGCTTGGTTATTTGCTGCTCTGTCCGTTCATGCCAACGTTTAATACCAGGATGTGCAGAGAACCAGATCTTCTGAGCTCGATCAACCTCGTGAACGGAGCGGCCAGTATGGGCAGCAACTGTCTTAGCAGACCCAACGTAGTTAGTCGCGTGACAAAAGACCTTGGCAAATTCCCGCTTGTGCTTGCGTGGACCGCGATGATCTTGGTATCGCGGATGAGACTCCACCAATTCTTCCAGCGGAGGTGGGTCCACTCCGTCAAGGGAGTAGACGTTGAGTAAGTGAATATCAGCGCCAATACGAAGCGCATGTTTGAGCATAGCATCATCGGTCTCCCAGACTACGACTTGTAAGTCAGCTCTATCGAGGTCCATATCGAAGAAGGTGAACCCTGGGTCAGGGCCATATATAGTCCGAATGTTTGGGAGTTCAAACTCCACACTCCCCCGAGCAGCCATTTTTCCGCTGCTCTTGGATTTGTCAGATGGAATTGTCTGAAGATTTCCTCCGCCGCCAAAGGGATTTTTACCGGAGGAAAGACGATACGAATAGGGAGCTGACTTCCCGGCAGCGTCCCCTGCAATGTTAAACAAACAGCGCATTCTTCCATCATAGTCCCTCTTCATCATGACAAAGTCGTTGTGGAACTTCTCAAGTGTGCGGATGTCAGCTATCGCGTTGGTGATCGGGCGGAGGACGGGTTCCCTCGCGGCGATCTTCATCAGGGCCTCGTCGTCGCAGGTTGCGCTCATCGTGCCGTCAGCCCGACGCTTCTTGATCTCAGGTTGTTTGAGGTCTTGGTAGAAGAGGGCCTGCATCTGAGGGGAGGAACGCGGGTTGATCTCGTGGCCAAGGACGTTGTAGAGGAAGGCTTGGCGCTTGGACAGTTCTTCTTGGATCTCGAGGGCCATCTTCGCCGCGACTTCCTCGCGGACTCGGACACCGCGGAGCATGGCCTTGAGAACCGGCATGAACAGGGATTGCTGGAACTCATCAACCGCCTGCATGTTCATCGAGGTGAGAGCCTTGGTTAGTTCCTCTCCGACGACCCTGGTATAGACACAATCCTGCAGGTTATAAACCCACAGTTGATCTTCCCCGGTCTTTCTATCCCAAGTCTTGCCTTCGTCTTTCCAAAACTGATACCACGGGGAATAGAGGGAGGCGAGGAAGGATAGACCCTTTGGCAGCGCACAAAAGAGCGAGTGCTGCGAGATCATCGTATCCTGGCCGTGGTTCGGGATGAAGTGCCAGTGGCGGTAGATATACTGCGCGTCGAAGAGGCCGTTTTGCCAGCGACAGCGAGCGTTGGGGTGAGTGGTTAGGAGCCTGAACTGATTGATGATATACGTTTCTTCTTCGAGCGACCAGTACCCCTCTTTCCGCTCGACGCACATGAATGGAATACACAGTCCGTCAACTGTGCTCCAGCTAATGCCGACACAGGCGATGTGGCCTCCGCGCGTTTCAATGTCAAAGTCCAGCCATAGCTCCTGTGTTTGTACTTTTTCGGTGAGGGCATCGAACACTCCCATGACTTGGTTGAACGTCGGACGGACTTGGAATTTCCAGTCCGGGCGATTCGAGTATTCCCGCGTCTGCATCTCCCGCTTCGCCCGGCGAAGGTCAGCGAGGACCAGCGCGCGGAGCTTCCACTCTCTTAACACTGCTGCAGGATGAATTGAGGGGATGACCTTGGGCGCTTGATTACCTCCAAATTGTGCTTCAGGACAAGCAGTCTTAAGCATACTCCCTCGCCATTTCAGTGTCCCCCAGTTCCCCGTGAGCGCCCACATTGCGAGGTTACCGAATGCGATAATGAGGTTTGGCTGGACGAGTTGAATCTCTGCGAGGAGTTCATCGTAGCCTTCCGTCACCTGCGGCATGACCATCTTATCATGGAGAGGAACATGCTGAACCGTTACGGCCTTTTTCGTCGAAGCGATCCACTCCCCGATGTCGTTCTTCGGCGGGCGGAACTTGCACACGTTGGTGACGTAGACTTCCGAGCGCATGATGCCGACCTCGTGCAAGAGCCTATTTAGCTCAACGCCACTAGCCCCTACAAAGGGGCTTCCTTCTTGCTCTTCATTAAATCCGGGCGCTTCTCCGACCACCATTAATCTTGAAGGGATTGGACCTTTACCTAACACTTTCATAACGAAGTCCTCTTCTTATTTTAGAGATCGTTATATCACTTACGTTATAGCGGCGCGCACAAGCCGCGTGACTATCCGTTGAAGCTCGTATCTCTCGTATTTGTTCTTCTGTAAATTTACTTCTTCCGTTGTTGCAACCCTGTCTGCTTTTTCTTAGAGAAGCGTTTGCTGTATAAGCCTCTTTTACATTTTCAGCTTTAGTTCCGGCCTCAAGATGCCGCGGATTGCAACAGGCGGGGTTGTTGCAAAGGTGCATGATTAACTTACCTTCTGGAATTTCTCCGTAAGTTAGTTCGTAAGCTACGCGATGCGCATAAACTTTTCCTCCCCATAAATTCATTAATTTATGCCCTCGTGCATCTCCACTTTTTAATGTACAGGGCCAGCAATCTGCTGGACCACCTTTAGTAACCCATTTCCAAAGAGACTCTTTTTGGTTCATCATCTTTTCCTCGGACTGTGCAGTGACACCGGGTTCCACTCACGCAGACGCTCATGCGCGATTCGCTGCGCGAGGGTTCGGAGGGGATTGTACTCGACGAAGCCTCGATGGGCGAGGTTAAGTTCCGCGCTGTCGTAGAGGCTTGTGTAGTCGAGCTTGCCGCGGGTGTAGACTTTATTCCCAGGAGGAGGGGCGTAGTTCTCGTCCTCTCCATCGGGGATTTTAGCGCGAAGAGCTTCGCGGGTGGGTAGGATTCCTTGTTTCATATTAGTTTCGCCTCCGCACCTGGCTGTTTGTCGAATTGGAAAGTATAAGGCGTGAACTCAAGCGCCGGAATGCACAGACGCATGAATATACCATATTCTGTGATTTCTTCTACACTGTCATACCAGTTTTGTGAAAACCAAGAACGTTTTGCACCTAGAGGGATCGTACGACCATCTTTTTCTTGTTCAGCTGTTAATACACACTTACCTATAACCTGTGTTTGATCAGACCAAAATTCTGGCTTTGTCCGCCAAATAAGTGTTTTAGTTATTGGAAGGCGACTTAGAGCATAAAAGTCTGGCATGAGTGCTTCTACAAGCCGCTTCTCTGCGTTCTCCTGCATACGAGTGCGCAAACCAATACGCCTATACACAAAGTTTTTATTAAGGCTTTCGCTGAGTGGCCAACTAAAATAAGCTTTAGGAGGCCCTTCAAAACAGTCAAATTCTTGCGCGATCCATTTTATCATAGATTCTACAGTGTCATGCATTTTTTTCCCCTTTTAGCGCTTCGATTCGTTTCACTCCAATCCCATACGCATTCGCGTCGAGTTCAATCCCGGTCGCACTACACTTCAGCTGGTGCGCCGCGGGGAAGATCGTGCCGGAGCCGGAGAACGGATCGAGGACGAGATCGCCTGGGCGGGCACTGCGCCGGAGGAGGTCGATGTAGAGGTCGACAGGTTTCTGCGCGGCGTATTCAACCCCGGCTTCCCGGGCGACCGTGATAACATCGCCGTAGACTTTAGTGACCGGGCGGTTCCCTTTCTTCGCGAAGAGGATCGTTTCATATCGGCGCTGCGGGCCGGACTCGACCCAGGGAGTGCGAAAGCCACTGGTGTTGTGCCAGATCAGGGGCGTTCTAAACACATCCCACCCGGCCTCGGTCATCCACTGGCGCAGGTCCGGGAAGTTGTCGATGTCGCAGAAGACGTAGGCGTGGGCCTCGCGCTTCGCTATGCGAAAGGACATCGGGCAGAAGACGTTCATCAGCTGCTCGAAGTACTCTCTGGTGTCGTCGTAGGTATGCTTGGTCCTAGCGCTTGAGCCAGAATCTCCGAAACTGTCCGCTCCCATTCCGTATGGCGGATCAGTAAGGATAACATCGTAGCGTTCGGCAGGCTGGCGTTTAAGCCACTCGCGCGAATCTTCGTTAAAAGCTCGGTGCAGATCGGCAGTGAAGATTGCGCCGACGCGGTTCGCTCGGTCGGTGTTCTTCTCTCGTTCCTCCGCCCTCTTGAGAGCCTTCCAAGCTTCGCTCGAGTTCTTCGCGCCCGCGACTTCGGGCTTGTCAAGATGCTTGGCGAGGATGATCTCGCGGCGAACTTCTTCATGATGGGAGCCAACCGCGGAGCCTCGGACTTCCTGGGCGATGGTGGCTGTGGAGGGGGTGTCGCGCAGGCCCATCGCCGCTTGTCGCTGGCGGAGGTCTGCGAGACGCGCAGTGGCTTGGGCCTTCTCTTGCCAAGTGAGGTCCACCCGGCGGTTGTTCTCTTCCCACTCGGCTTCCTCGCGCTCGAGCGGACTTAGCTCTCCGAGTGTTACGAAGGGAATAGCACCGTCGCTGAGACGCACTCCGTCACAGGTAAACGATCCTCCGAGGTCGTATATGTCAGTAATAGCGCGGAGTCTTCGCTCGCCAGCAACAAGGTAGTGATCGTCGCCTTCGATGGAGATAGTGATAGGGTGAAAGAGTCCGTTGGTGGTGATGCTGTCGGCGAGGCTGCGGAGGTCATCTTCTTTGAACTCCCTTCGTTGGCGGTTGGCGCGGATTTTGATGGAGGAGAGGGGGATGGTTTTGATCACGAGGTGCTCCAGAAAAACAGGGGCCGAAGCCCCTGGGTGGGACGAACTATTAGACTTTGAAGACGCCGCCGACGCGCTCGACGACGTCGCCTGCGTACATCTCATGCGATACCTTGACCTTGACAGGCCGGCCAGTCACCATCGCCCAGGAGAAGGGTTCGCCCGGATTGTTCAGCCCGGTGGCGTCACGGTACTGGCGCTGGGAGCGATTCTTCCCCGGCGCGTTGTCCATGTTGCCCTCGGCCGTGAGGTCGATGAACACGCCATCGGTCAGCGTAACCACCGGCGGCATCTTCATGGATTGCTGGAGTTCCATCGGAACCTCGATCTTCAGAGGGACGGTCACCTGCATCCAGGGCTGGCCGATCTTGTCACCCTTGCCGATGGTGCCCGAGCGATGGCCCAGGTCTCCGATGATGGCCGTGTAGAGGCCGTCGGAGGATGCGGGGTTCTCAGTCGGGAGGGGAGGCCTCTTAACATTGACCTCGGTGGTAGTTGCGGAGAGGAATGCTGCTGGATCGAACTGACTCATGGTAAAGCTCCTTAGTAAGTTGTGCTAAGCCGTGGTTCCCGACGGCTGCGTAGCGGGTTACTGTTAGAAGTAAGTGATCTCTTTCCGCTCAAGCTTGACGAGGATCTCGGTGGTGGAATAGGCAGCGCTGCGTCCGGGGACTGTGCTGATGCGCTGGAGCGCTGCGTAAGCGTCGGTGATTGCCTGTGCCTGCGTGACACCGGGAGGAACAGGAAGCTTGACTGAAAGATGCAAGATGGTCCTAGATTTGCGGCTCATTTCCCGCTCCTCTTCAGCCACACGTCCATTATTTGAGAGAAGTCGGGGTTGATCTTCGACCGATAGCCGAGGGATCGAGTCTTCAAGTCCGCGCCGAAGACCGCCGTGTCCCAGGTGAATGTTGATCCCTCGCGCACTGTCATGATAACGTCGGAGAAGAGCGGCGGGATTTGCTGAGATAGCGCGCTGCCGATGGACATCACGCTGAGCTTCGTTCCGCCGGTGATCTCGTCCTTCTCGCGGGAAACGTGCCCGGTCATGGCGACGGTACAGCGGAGTCCCTGCGTGATGAGGCGGAGGAAGTTCATCAGGTTGTTCTGCGCGACCATGTAGTCAGGCATCGAGGCCGTGGGCTTTGAGCCGATGACCATTTTGAACGCAGCGTTCGCGATCTCGGTAAGGGAGTCGATGATAAGGATCTTGTCCGGGCCGAAGGCGTCGATAGGGCCAAAGCGAGAACCGTCACGGTCGCTGGTAAAATTAGAGCACCCCGATAGAATCTTAAAGAAGGCGTTGTTCGCTGCGCGGTTCGGGTCGCTCATCTTTGTGAGGGCTTCGTAGGATAACTTGCCGACATCATCCGCCGCCTTGAGTAGAGTTGCGAGAGGATTCGGCGTGGTGTAAGCTGAGTGCCAATGCAAGCACTTCGGAATCTCGAGGCCGCGGTCGCGCCAATAGCCGAGGAGAACGTCGAGGGAGTTCTCGGTGAACAGGGCGCACACGGTCATGTTGTGTTTCTCTGCCCAATCGCAGATAGTGCCGAGGGCGTAGGTCTTTCCGGTGCCGGTGGGGCCGATTAGAAGAATCTTTGGCCCGGCGAGCACGGCTTCTTTTACAGGTTCAGTCATGCTTGCTATCCTCCTCTCCTTGCGCGTAGCCCTCATCATAGGCTTCTTTTAGAGAAGCCTCTTGCGCTTCTTCGTTTTGTTCCACGTAGCCCATTAGGTCTTCTAGGCCACTGAACAACAACTCACATTCTTGTGTCAAGCGTTTTACTTCTGCTTTCAATTCTTCGTGTGTCATGATTGAATCTGCCTTTCAAAGTAACGAACGTGAACTTCAAATTCCCGCGCCCAAGCTTCAAGCGACAGGTCGAGGTTAAACTCCGGGTCGAAGACAAGGAGGAGGGAGCCGGGGACGAGGGTTCGCCAGTACTTCAGCTCGTGGTCGATGCAGGGGTTGACGGTGACTTGGAACTCCTCGCCGGGGACGAACGCGCGCGCCCAGATATCTGCGCATACCGGGCAGAACCAGGCGTAGGAAGGCGGTGCCCAAAGCTCTTCCCGAACGCGGTGAAGGCGACGAGGAGTCGCTGGCCCGCAGGGGGAGGAGCCGATGAAAAGGGTTTGTGTGTACACGTGGATTCGGGGGTTAGAATAGACGTGAATATGCGCGCAGCCGCGCAAGGTCGGCGGTCATGGCAACTCCAGTGCTTTTGCGGCTTCAAATGACAGGCGAAACCCGGCAGCATGCGCGTGCCCTCCACCCCCATATTGCTTGGCGATCTCTGATACATCTAGGCCATTATCGGCACTCCGAAGGCCGAATACGCGCCCGTCTGGAGTGTCCCAATAGCAGGCTGAGAACTTTTCGTTCTTCGCCATTTCGTGAGCAGCGTCAGATACCAGCGTATAGGGAAGATTAGCCACCGGAACATCATGCCCAGCAATCAGCATTCGCCTTTGAACGACACCCAAAAGCTCTGCAATGTCCTTGAAGTGCTTGCGCTCAATGGCCTCGCCTTCAATAGCTAGAACAGCAGGATCAGCGGCCATCAGCCTGTCCCATACCGCGAAGTCGTAGGGATAGCTGAAGATATTTGCCTGTATCTCTCGGGTCTTAGGCAACGTGAAGCGCCATAGATCGCGGTCTTGGATATGGGCCAACAATGGTGGCATGCCGCTCAAATCGTTGCCGTTGAACCACTTGTAGGCCAACACAGCGCCAGAGTATTCAAGGCTCGTTAAAGCCTCGATCTTGCCGCTATCAATCAGTGGCATCAGGTCATCAATAGCAGTCTTGTGATGGTCGATCAGGACCACACGATTAGCGACCTTCAATATTTCCTCGACCACAGGGCGCTTGTAGGAAAAGTCAACAAGGTATACATCACGGTCAGCGCAATCAGGGGGCGGATTCTGATACACCCCAGCATGGAAATCATGCTCTCTATCGGCGTAATTCTTAAACACCCATGCAGCGCCGAACCCATCTGCGCAGTTGCCGTGGTAGATACAAATTGGATTACTCATCCCTGCACTCCTTCAGAAACTGCGCGGACATGCACTTGTACACATCCCGATATGTAGGGGTTGCTGTTTCTGGATGACCATATGCAGGGGCTTCCATTCCGGCGCTAATCATCCCCTCGCTCGGCTCCCTTGCCAGCAGTTCCTCGATTGCGAGTTTTATAGATTCATCAACTGCGGCTTTTAGAAGGGCATTGCCGACAGCATCGTTAGGGATGAACGCCTTGGCTACATCCTCTGCAATCTCCCTGATGCGGGCGCGGAAGGAAGTCATGGTTTGTTCTCCCTGAGAAGCTCAACAACCGCAAGACATTGATATACATCCATCATCCCAATGTGACAGTTTTGCTCTGCAATTCCAATCTTGTCTGCCAACCATTTATAAGCGGCTTTTCTCTTGAGCTTTCCTGACTTCCAGATAGGATCAAAAGCAGCATGCGCTTTCTGTTTTGCCTTGCGTAGCTCACTATTGGCTAGTCTACCCAGCGGGTTTGTTGTTCCGGGATGGCAACCAACATATGCCTTGCAGGGGTCGCAGTTCCAGAATTGTTTAGTCATTAAGTCAGGTCTGTGCGGATAGATTACTTTCCCAGCGACCAGTACAGCCTTACGGTGGCAATAATTACAGGTTGGAGCGCCCATCACCCCTCCCTCCGCTCGCCGGAGAGGGCGCGGCAATGAATTGCACAGTTACTTGCCGCATGACTCCAGCAGCCCGGTTCTTCCCATAAACTGCTCGGCTCAGTAGCAACCTTTTCGCACACCTTCGCCGCCCGCTCGTAAGCCTCGCGCTCGCGGGTTTCGGCTTCGCGCTTCATCTCACAATAAGCGTTTCCGTGCTCGTCACCTTTAACGCACAGGCAGGCACCAGCCGCGAGCGCGAAGTTCTCCTTGCGCAACCGCTCGCACTCTGCCCGCGACTCGGCAAGGGCGGTTTCGAGGACTTGCATATCTAAGACACGACAAAAGCCGACGCTAAAGAATCCAGCATTTCGTAATGATGCTGATGCAAGCCTTTCAGATATATCCGTCAGCGGCGTTTCGATCGGGGCGGTCATGGTCCTATAACCTCATAATGTTTAACTGTTTTATTCATTCGCTCAAGCTGGCTTTCAAGTCTTGCAACTGCTTCGCAAACGGTTTCATGTAGTTCTATGGTCTTGACAAGTGCAGCCTGTAATTCTTTTAGTGAGCATGGGCGAGTTTTCAGTTGTTCTAAGGTCGGGGTGGTCATGGGCGCTTGCTCCATTCAATGTCCGGGCAAAATGAGCGCACATCTTCACAAAAACCGATGCGCTCTCGATCTTCAAGCGCATGAACGCCATAGCTGGCAGTGCTCACAACTTCACCTGCTATATCTAGTCCAAGCATGTGAGCGCTTCGCTCGGAGTTTGTCAGCGCGATAACCAGCCAATAGCGTGTATCTCCGCGCCCACCTTTAGCCGGATACACGTCCCCAACCTGCACTCCGCAGCGACACTCTGCTGGTACAGCACCAAGGTTAATTTTCATTCCGTGCGCTCCTTGAGGGCGGCGATCATCGCCTCTGTCGGCTCCCTCGGCACCATCACGCAGTCCTGCGCTGGCTGCGCGGCGGCGAATACAGGTATCGGATCAAACTTGACCGACTCAGGGCCGCACCACTTAACATTTCTATTCGGCCTAAACTCAAGACTCGGCCAGTCCAGCCAGCCGATAGGCTCCTGCGCTGGCTGCGGGGCGGCGAAAAGAGGAACAAGTGTTCCTTCGTCGTAGGCGTCATCTGGAACGGGGATGCTGCTATACAGCGTATGTGCACCGTTCACAACGTAGCGCCACGCCACCGGCTCCTGCCCCCTGATCTGCGCGAGGGCGAGATCGCACAGGGCGTTAAGTTCAGCATGAGCATGTACGCCCCACATCTCTCCGATGAGATCATCTCTCCACCGCTCCACTTGCGCCTCGGTCAGAGTTTCTTTACTCATCGTTTCCTCCATCGAACGCTGCCCGGATCAACCAGCCACACATCAAGCCAAAGGCGATTCCGAGCAGCGCGGTTATTTGAATGTCAGTCACAGCTATTCGCGTGAGTGACAACCGCGCCTGTGTCGCTGTAAACCGCACGAGTTCCGTAACCGTCGGGAGGGTATCTCTTGATGATCTCCTCCACCGCTTCGCGCACAGCCGCGGGAGTCCCGGCGATCTTGTACGTGGTGAAGCTCGGGTCTTTTTCCTTGAGAGTAGTGACGATGCTCATAAACCACCTCTAGCTACACAGGCTTCCCAAGACTTTCTCACGCAGCAAGCTTCTAAAAAGCTTGTGCCGCGATATAAGATAATTTGTTGGCCTTCTATGTTTGCGTAGGCCCAAAAATAGTCAGACCTGTTTTTCTTAAATGTAACGCCTTTGAGGCCAGTAACATTATCCTTTCTTATACGAGTGTTGTTTACCTGTTCTGTTCTCGTAGCCCAACGACAGTTTTCTGGTTCGTAGTCACCATTGTTGTTTATGCGCTCTAGCTCTCCACCAACAGGTCGTGGGCCAAGGTCTGTTTCAAAAACGCTGAACGTATCCCAGCGCGAACAAACTTTTATGCCTCGGCCACCATAGTGTCTATAGTCCTTGGCGTTTTTGTTATTACAACGAGCGCGCATAGACTTCCAAACCCAATAGAGCTGACGTCGTTCTTTAATTGGATTGTTCAATTAGAGTCTCCGTTCTAGTGAGTGGATTCCAGGCACGACGTTCATATTGTGCTTCTAGAATCGTGTTTGGCTCTTTCATTAAGCAAACGTTACGAAAGGCACAGCCCCCGTATTCAGAGCAAGCATGGTCAAGATCGAAATCCCAGTAACCAGATTCCCAACACTCAACCATACGCTTTACGTCTTTAACGGTCTGCTCGTACCAGCGATCAAGCTGCCATTGAGGCCGATAGGTTATAGCTTGCTGAGTGTCATAACGAGTTTTGAGGATAGCTACGCCTCGAATTAAGAAACCGTCAAGCTTTACACCAAGGCGTCCCATCCCCCACGTATAAGCTGTAAACTGTGAACGCAAATCCCACTGAAGCCCCCAAGAGGCCCCTAGAGATGAAGTGGTTTTGTCATCCATGCCAAGAACCATGTTCTCGAAGTCGACTGCTTGGTCTAAGCGGCCGCAGTAGATGATCGGGTCGCCTGTTTCTGGGTGTGCTAC